TTCCTACCACGTTCCGGCACCGGGCTGTTATTGTGCAAAGGTATACCGGGAATATCAAGTACGCCAGTTCGATCGCTCATGCTAATCCAAGGATTAAACATTTTTAAGAAACTTCTAGCAACAGGATCTAGCTCAACAGTTGGATCGTTCAATAAACGATGTGGGATATAGTATAATAAGTTCATTACATTAACATGCTAAAAAATGAGTCTTCTTCCATAGAAGCTCTAATTGCTACAACTGCATCTTTTGAATTGGCAGCTCGGATTGCCGTTTGATGTTTGATACGTATTTGTTCAAGTTTACGAACAAGGTATGCGTGATTGTCGTGTTTGGCATTTACAACATTTGCCGCAGTGAGTAAATCAGTGTTCATTGTTTCTGCATAATCGGAAATCATGCCAACTTCATCCAATGAATAGTGACCAGCTAGTACTTTCCTAGCCTGTTCGCCTTTGAGTCGGTAAGCTTCTTGTTGCCACGGCACCATACTAGCAAAACGTTTATAGCCGTGCCCTATTCGCATATGCAGTTCAACTGTCAAGTTGACCTTGGTTTGTAATAATAGTGATAGAAGTTTAATCTCATCGGGTCTCTGATATTCAATGAAATTAAAAGTTCTAGGGTTAATTGAACGAAGCTGGAAATCTAAGTTGTTCCCTCGAAGTGCAGAGGCTTCGCGTTCTTCAACCGAATAGACTCGGGAGATTGCACGAAACTCTCCGCCACATGCGCTTTCTAAGATAGATAAACTATCATGCCATGCCAGGACTTCATTTTCCGCGGTGCAAGCAACTGCTAACCATTGCATAACTAACTCCTATGTTTAGTATAGTTATATGGGAAAAGTTTCAGTGTATTGCCAAGTCGGGTGTAAAACGGATGCTCAATATCAAGCGATGCTTGTTGCCCAAGTTCTCTACATTATGCGGAGTGTCAACTTTTACAATGCAAGGTGCATCAATGGTTTTAGAAAACACAAGTTCTGGGTCACTGCTCCATTTAATTTTTAAGTGTTTTAGTTTTTCCAAAGTCATTTTTTCTTCAAGGATATAATCTCCGCTGTACCAGTGCATTACCCCTTGATCACAGTTCTCGATTGGAATATTCATTGCATAGTTACTTGCATCTTTACGTTCAGCAGTATATCCATCAATATGAATATTGACTCTTGATTCTGGCGGAACCATGAACAAGATTGCTGACTTAACATCACAGTCTCCAAAATTATGCTTAACAAGAGTACTTTGAACCATGCTTTTTAGCATTTGACGTTCGGGTGCTGAGTTGATATAATAGCTTGCTACCAGTGTTTTTTGGTTAAGAACATAGTTGACCATGACATAGTTCTTGATAAAGTCCCAGTCAGAGTCTGACATATTCAACGGTTGGTAGTAGTTTTGTGTCATACTGCCTCCACTTTCTTATGAGTCTTAAACATTATGTCCCAAATTGGAAAAAACAATCCAAAGTTTGATCCTGCATCTTGATGATGAATTAAATGCCACTTCCCGCTGGTGCAAAACGGATACAAATTTACGTTTGGATTGTGCTCAATGGTTTCTTGCACAAGTGCGGCCCACAGGTAATAAAATACAAATATCCACCAATGCCCGGTGATTGCCGCAAATAACAACGTTGGGATTACTTCAGTTAGCCACAAATCCAGTGTACTTGACCATGTGTCATTGAATAAAAATAAGTTATTCCAGTGCCATGACGTTTGTGCATGCGTATTAATGTATTTGTGATGATCTGCATGAGCATTGAATGCAAGGGGGAAATGCGTTAATCCAACTTTATGTATGATTCTATGAAGCACATAAAGGTAAAAAGTCCAAAGAAGAAATATAAAAATGTATGTCATTACCATACTTATTTAAATTGTCAAAGGTGTGGCAGTATATACTTTCGCAGTTGGGCCAGATTGTTCTGTCCAGTTATAGAAGTTTCGGAATGCCTGATTTGCTTTAGTTTGATTGCACATTAACACTCCTGGCCAAACGTCAACCCATCGCGAGAAGTACCTGCCTTTTGCAAATCGTATGTTAGATTGGACGGATGTAGTCTAACTCCAGCAATTCCAGTGTTATCAAGGTATGTTTGAGTGCTGCCATTGATAATCTGAAGCCGATCCAAATTCTCATACACTTCTTCAATTATAGTGGTCCACTCTTTATCAAATGTCGATTTCATTTCAATTTTTTTATCTTCTTGAAACTCTAAACAAGACACTACCACATGTCGGCCCATATAGCTTAAGGTTTCAATTAAGCGGCACCCAATTGGAGGAGCCGCTCTATAATACTTTGCAAGACGTTCGACTCCGGAACCCTTGACATTGCTTAATATAATTTGATCGCTAATATCCTCGAGAAACTTTTGCCCATTATAATCATATGCAATAGCAGACACATACTTTGTAGCAGTGTCCCATTCCCGGTCTTTAAGATCAAAAGTGGTTGTATTTGCATAAGTCACACCCAATGTTGCTTTTACATCCTTTGTTATAACAATAGTAAAAGTCATTGGATCTTTAGCAAGGGATTGAAAACCTGTGTTAACTAATCGTAAAATTGCAGGCTTTGGGTTAACAATTAATAAATGAGTAGGTTGCATAATTATTCCTGATTAAAATGGGTAGCCAATAAAGCACCTACAAATCGAGTAACTCTCGTTTTAATCAATTCACTGTTCATCATCACTTCAAAATCCACAATGCGATCAATGTATTGCTCGAGTTGTTTAATACCAAGTACATCTTTGCTAGTCTTAATTTCACTGAGATCCGCCTGCTTAAAGATTATTTCTGTTCCATCATCAAGATATACTTTGATCCAATCAATGTATTCTACTGGAACTTCTTCAACATGAATTTCTCTCAACATGTCTTCGAAGCTCCTGTCTTTTTTGCGAATGCTCACTACTGCTTACTCCATAAAGTTTTCATACGTCCAAAGAAGCTAGGTTTTACGCTACTGCTTTGACTTTCGCTGGACGTCCGCGCCCCTGTTTGACTACGGTCGATGGCTGGGCTGGACTTGCGGGGTCGGCCACGACCTGCCCTTTTGGGTCCAGTGCTTCTGCCTCCTCACGCAATCTACGTACTTCTGCTTCATATGTGTTGGCCTGCGCTCTTAACTTTGATGCTAGTTGTACATCGTCAATGACATTTCCTGCGCTTGTGTCTGTGGTATATGCAGACTTTGTTGGTGCAGTGGCCACTGGCGAAGCACCATGTGCTGCCTTTTCACGACTCAGCTGGGTTAGCTCTCGATTTAAATCAACTAAGTTGATATTAACACCGGACCTAGGTGTCATAATAATACTCTTAGTAGGTGCCTTAACCATCCAGCCGCGCTGGTGAATAGTGTTTAGCATATTAGTACCGTCGTTGAAGATTTGTCTAAACAAAAATTCACTTGGGTCCATACTATCTTGACAATTGCTACTCTCGATTGCCTTAATAAGGTCATCGTGATGCAATCTCGGTAATGATTCTGTTGGGATGACTAAGCATGAATCGGAATCGCCAGGCACTTCGCGGAATACCACTACAACCTTCTTGCCTTGTCCATTCTTTCCAACGTGTTTAATAAATTGTGCCATGAGCGACTCCTTTAATGTTCTTACTCGGTAACTTCTGCAGGCGCTTCTGTTACAGGAGCTTCTTCGGCAGCGGCTTCAGTAGGCGCTGGTGTAGTTGCTTTAAGAAATTCTGCTAACTTGTTATAAGTTGCACCAATGATTTCCATTTCGCTAGCACGGAATGCGCCACGCTGGGCACCTAGTTCTACTGAACCTGCTAAAATGCGTAAATCTTGCAATGTTAGGCCAGGAACTGCTTGCGGCTGTTCAGGCACCTGTGTATTTGTATCTTGTTCCATTTATTTCTCCTATGTTATAGAACGGAATTCATCCGCAATTACTTATAGTGTAAAAGCAAGGTATGTTTAGCCAAAAAACGCATCCAACAATACGTCTTATGTAGAACTAACAATTCTTATTTTTCTACGATCTTTTTCACTCCTGCACTGATTCATTGTACAAGGAAAGTGTTGTGCAGGTGGACACCACTCGGGCTCAAACACATTAAGGTGTTCGTTTCTGCCGCCACATTGGCTGTATGATGCAAATCCTTTGGGATTTATATACAACCAATCAACCCCTGCATAGCAAGGCATTCCTGTATATACAGGGTCTGTGTCATTGACCACTTGTAGATCTATGTAGTTAGGATCAGGCATGTTTGGATCAATGACAACAGGTTCTAATTCAAAATCGTCCGCCCTGCCAAAAATTCTGTTCTCATCAATTGTGCTGTATCCGCTGTATAGCTCACCATTTTCGTTATACAATATCTGCTCGCGGCATTCGTATCCTAAGCTTTTAAAGTGCTCGACTTTTTGCCTAAACTCAAAAATACGGCCTGGAACCAGTGGAACTTCTATTGAAACATCTATGTTTTTTTCTCGGCATTGCTCTAATATAAATTCAACCACATCATCGTTTTGCCATTCGTGGTAAGTGAGTTTAAGTCTATCAATTAAATTCAATACTCCATACAATGAAAAATATGTATCATCGCCGCTGGTATCTAATCTTATAATACAAGGCTGCTCTTTCATCTTTTTTAGTAATGTACTTAGGCCAGGAAAGTTTAACGGCTCACCGCCACCTATTTTCCAAAGTATTTTAGAGTGATGTTGGTGTCTTGTATTTTGTAATTTTTCAATGACTGAGAGATACTGGTCAACTGGTCTATTTAAATTTCCAGTTCTAAACTGCGGCTGACAATAAGAACATTGCAGTTTGCAATGAGCATTTAAAAGCCAAGTTACCTCTGCATGGTCTAATTCTATCATGCATATATTTAACTTGACCAAAAAAAAACGCACCCGAAGGTGCGTCAAAGGAGCAACTATAAATCAACGACGTTTACGTGCAGGTTCTACGTAGTTGGCAGTGATACCAAATGGTGCTGTGATCGTATCGCTACCGTGTACCACAAACAACGTATCGCAATAGTCTGGGTCTCCCCAAGTACCGTATGGATATCCATCTGTAAACATAACAAGCTGATGGGGTTGGATTTCATTGTCTTTCATCCACTGCCAGACACAGCCAAACTCGGTACCACCTGAGCCGCCAATTTCGTACTCGCCCATGCTTCGGCCATCGTCACCAGTGAATGTATCTTCTGCACTCACGTAAGTTGAGAATGTAATTACACGAACTTTGTACGAAGTAAACTGATCCAAACTGCCTTGTACCATGCCCAAGAAATCCATAAGCATGCCATCATCAATGGACCCAGATGCATCTAGTGCTACTACAATGTCAAGTTCTTCGCCTGGCAACTGTCCGGGCATAATGGCACCAGTATGCCATGCTTTGCGGTTGGGACGCATCCAAGTGTAGTCACTTTTGACACTGCCTGAGAATTGAATACGCAACAGGTCTTTTATATCCATCACTGGAGCAGTAATGTCTTTGATAATGCGATTAACGTCACCTGGCACATTACCGGCGCCTGCATTTTTAGCAGATTGGATAACTGCTTCGCGCCATTCATCCCGCAGAGCTTTACGTTCTTCTTCGCTTAACTTCTTAAACTTTGGCTTACCAGTTTTGCCAACCTTGTCGCCACCTTCGCCTTCGCCATCGCCTTCGCCGTCTCCGTCTTCACCGTCCATGTCCAAGTGGTCGTCCAGTGTCATTTGAATCTTGACAGCATTCTTCATCAAATCGTCATAGACTTCGTTGGCAGTCATGCCTTCGTACTTGCGATCCTCAAGAATTTGCACTGTGGTGATGCGGGTGCCTACTGCTTCGCGGATCAGCATGTTATTGATAATGTAGTCCCCAGCCATGTTCCATACTGCTGGAATACGATCGCCCCGGCGTGTCATGTGTTCAAAAATAATGTGGCCAAGCTCGTGAGCAAAGCCAAAAATCATTTCACCATCTGACAATTTAGAAACAAAGTCAGCATTGTAATAAAAGGTGCGACCATCAGTGGCAATAGTTTTGCACCATTCAACTTCTTCAAGTTTAAGACGAGTAGCCAAAGGTCCCCAAAAGGGATACTTTAGCAACATGCTAACTCGGCTCTTGACTAGTTTATCGCGGGCAGGCATCTTTGACATTGTAACTCCGTTTATTGCTTATGTATCTATTATACTGCTATTTTGGTTCTTTGTCAACCAAAATTTCTGTTGTTTTTTGACTACATGTTAAGTCCCACAACATTGCAACCTGTGGATCTCTAAACCAAATCTTTTGCTTAGGAATAAAGTCCCAGTCTAGTCGCTTTAGTCCCTGTTCTCTGGCCCACTTGGTAACTTCATTAATTGTTGTGGCTCGATTAAGAATCCGTACAGACCAACCTTTCTTTGTTCACGGAGCCACTCGCTAACGTCAGAAGGGGTAGGAGGGTGGTCTGTCCAGATCTCTTTGTATTCCGGGCCATAAAGCATTTCTGCAATAGACCCGGAACGTATTCTTTTACTCGTCTGTGAGTAAGTTAGCATAACGTTTGAAGAACTCAGGGAAGTTAGTCATTTTCTTACGATCAAAAACTACCTTGTAAGACTTCAACACTGTATGGGCACCCATGATAACCATCTCAGGTTCAAAGTTGCTCATCATAAAGCCAAGCCAGTTATCAGCACCTTTGTTAAAGTCGTCCAACTTGCCGCTTCTCTTGCCATCTTCGTATCGTGTACGAAGTTCGTAGCACAGGCTGGTAACCAGAGCGTATGCGGCACTGACTTCTTTGCTCTTGAAAGTGGTAACTTTGCCTGACAGCACATCTGATGGATCAGGCAAGTCTGCGGCATGCTTGCGGTGAGCCATAAACTTAATTGCCATGCCTTCACCAACCAAGCCCGACACCATGTCTGTGTTGGCACTGTCTGGCATGTCGTCATCAATCATGTCGCTTACAAAACTCCAGGTACGTGGCGTAGGGAAGGCACGGTCATGTTGCGTAGGTTCAAAGTTGTACAGGTCGCCTTTGAACTGCTTCAAGAAGCCAACCACCTGCGGGTGGATTGAATTCATAATAGCCCATTGTTCCCAGTCGTCAAAGTCCACACGGATTTCCAAGTGCATAAAGCGGTTGGCCAGTGGACTAGGCATACGATATGTAACACCCTTATCGCCCATGCGGTTACCAGCGGCAATCATAACCACGTTCTTTGGCAGTGTATACTGTCCGACCTTGCGGTTAAGAATCAACTGGTAGGCCGCGGCCTGTACAGCAGGAGGAGCACTGTTAAGTTCGTCTAGGAACAAGAAGACAACATCGAATTCGCTGGCAAATGCCTCAGTTGGCAACTCGCTGGGCGTGGCCCACTTCATAGTATTGTCACCGGCACTGTAATAAGGAACACCCTTAATGTCAGTTGGATCCATCAAGGCCATGCGCAAATCTACCACAGTAGAATTGGGCCATTCTGCGGCAACCTGGTTAACCATATCACTCTTACCAACACCTGGAGGACCCCAGACAAAGACAGGGCGGCGTTTTGCAACGGCACGGCGCAGAATGGGCTTGCATTCGCTAATTTTAACGGTACGTGTTTCGACAGTAGATGCCATTATAAACTCCAGGTATAAATTTGTTTAAGCTTTAATTATAACAGGGCTAGCAGACTCTGTCAACTACTAGCCCGTTGTATTTAGGCAACAGCAGTTTCAGTGACTGCTGGCATAACCTGAGCAATAAACTCAGATGCATCAATGTCAGACTTTGACATTGGAACAGGCAACTCGACGAATTTAACATCAGTGCAACCTGCTCGCACCAAGGTACGAGTACGGCGTTTGTCGTTGGTGTAACGAACTGCACCTTTGCCCTTTTTGTCAGTGGCATAACCAACATGGGTAAAAGTCTCACCAGCGATAACTGATTCGACTGCGGCTTCAACTACAGCTTCTGCAACTGGTGCAACTGCAACAAGCGACATTGCCTGCAAAGCGGCACGTTCAGCAATGGCAGACTTAGAACGCGAAGGACGAACATATTGATTGGACATAAAAATACTCCTGTGTGTGTGTTTAAAAACATTGCAGAACCGTTCCGCAATATGATTATTATACTATAGATCCAGATCCTTGTCAACCTGTTTTTGAGTCTTTGCGTGTCGTTTATATGCAACACGACTCTGCTCAACCCGCCCTTTGAAAGGGGTATTTGCAGAGTACAGTTCCACACAACGGCGCTTTTGGCGCTCAATTTTAACAGTGATAGTAGTCCGTTTCATAGTGTTACTATTATATGTGCAATTGGCTCAGAAGTCAACCGTTTTTAGGGGTTTTTTTGACTCTTTTTACTAAAAGTTGTTGTATTTTTGCAACAATTAGCGGTTTGCCAAGTCTCTTGCGTGTCTTAGTACTTGACTCATGCGTCCAAAGTTTATACTGGCCAATTCTAGCAGTACATCAACTGGCGTTGTTGCAATGCTGGCCATGCCAAATGCAATTTCTCCCATGTCTGCAAAGTATTTGGCATTGGGCCATTTAGCATGTTTGAGTTGCCAAGCATCAATTAATAAGCATTCTTCGCCCACACTGCGTAGGTCAATGCGTTTAGTTAATCCGGGTTTGTTTTGTGCAGTGAGTAGTTTGATGGCAATTGGTTCGTCCCATATATCAGTGCGTTCAAACGTCCGTGCTATAGTATGGACTAGAAATGCTTCAACATCAGGTTGCAAATATGTTTTGCTAACACCCTGCGCTTCAGACACCAATTCCCAACCTGCTTGAACATACGGTTGCCAATTCTGCATAGAAATATTTACCATAAGTACGTCAATGCAGAACATATTAAAAAACACTCTTGCTGGTGTAACAACTAGCCTTGCTATGGTACCTGAGGTAGTTGCCTTTGCATTGTTAGCACATGTTAACCCGTTGGTTGGTTTATATGCGGCTTTCATACTAGGATTGGTAACTGCCTTGTTTGGCGGCAGACCCGGACTCATCAGTGGCGGTGCAGGAAGTCTTGCAGTTGTATCAGTTGCCTTAGTAGTAACACACGGAGTTCAATACCTATTTGCTTGTATTATTCTTATGGGTCTGATTCAGATTGCATTTGGTGCATTTAAACTTGGAAAGCTGATTAAGCTTGTTAGTCCTGCTGTTATGACAGGCTTTGTAAATGGACTTGCACTTGTAATCTTTACAGCACAGTTCCATCAGATTCCTGAATCAGGCATGCCACTGTACACAATGCTTGGACTGATAGGTTTAACTATCATTGGAGTAGTTGCCGCACCAATGCTTACCCGACATATTCCCGGGAGTTTATTTGGTATTGCGTTGACCACTGGTGTTGTATTGTTGTTTGGATTGGACACACGCTTGGTTAAAGATGTTGCTGAAGTATCTGGTGTGATGCCAACCTTTGCTTGGCCCGATGTACCAATGACATTAGACACACTAAAAATCATTGCACCTTACAGTTTTGTGTTAGCTGGCATTGGACTAATCGAAACATTACTAACTGCAAACTTAGTTGATAAGACTATCGGAGGCATTAACCAACCTAACAAAGAAAGCATGGCCCAAGGCGCAGGCAATATACTAACTGGCTTGTTTGGCGGTATGGGCGGGTGTGCTATGATTGGACAAACTGTTATTAACTTGGAAGCAGGTGGCCATCATCGTTTAGCAGGCGTAGTTGAAGCCTTGTGCATATTGGCCTACATTTTATTTGCCAGTGTTGTTATTGAAAGTATTCCACTTGCAGCACTAATTGGAGTTATGTGTGTTGTATGTTACCACACGTTTGACTGGAAGAGTTTACAGTTAAAACAGGCTGATGCTGGAGTCATGTTAATAGTTACCGCAAGTACTTTTGCGTTTAACTTAGCGTATGCGGTGTTTATTGGAATTGGGATTACTGCGTTGATGCATTATTGGAACGAAGTTAAAAAAGCTTAACCTTTTCCCTGCGCTCGCCTACTCAATCCGTCTAGCCAAAGAATAATATCATCGTTCACTAAACGTATTTCCATTGCATCCTGTTCACCAAATATACGAATGTAGCCAGCGCCGTGATAGTAAGGCCAATCCAGGTGCTGTTCAAGTCCTATTAGGTGTCCGGGCTTTGGACTCCATCCTGGCGGACATTGATATGACCAGTGCCTGAAGTGTGGCCGCATTAATTCCCAACCAAAGTTTGTAAGGCGCAGGCCTTTTTGTTTGCCTGGTTGATAGTTTTTAAAAACCGTGTAAGGAGTTACTTTTGTGTTTTCCCAAATATGGGGCAACGGATACTGAGCAAGGTACTCAGATATCTTTGTAGCTAGTTCCTTGCTCATTGATGCGTCTGCCTTGTTTTAGTTCTACTACAGAAAAATCACTTGATTTAAACATCTTATTAAGACGATCAGCAAGATTAAATGCGTGGCCGGGATTAGAAAAACTCACTTTTTTATACTTGGGTCCAGGGTAGCTTACCAAACTATTTAAAGTGCGTAAATTGATAGGCTTATCTTTGTGGAACACTGCATAGATTGCATCGGCTGCAAGCACTTCTTCGCTTTTGTATGTGCGAGGATCGGTATGTGTTAATATGATAGTTGGCTTTGGTCTGGACATGAACTTATTTATCAAAACTGATCCAATAAGTACGTATATTAAATGTAAGTTTTCTCTTTCAAAGTACGTAGTCCACCGCCATACAGCACTACACAGCTGGTTTCCTTGGAAGATTTATTAGTAATTACTATTGTCCAATCTTCAGTTTTATTTGTCCATAAAGTCATAAGGACTTCTTCACTGACAAAACCTGTTGCAATAATCTGTTCATCGTTTCCAACTAATGCATCTCGAACTTCAGAAGTTGGAGCACAAGTAATTTTGCTGTCAACACTGAATACTGCTGCCAGCACTGGCAAGCACACTGACAATATATAAATCGTCAGTGCTATTACTACAATTTTAGTTATAACTGGCCGCCAGCCATTCAGTGTGTTGTTGAGCATTATCTGAAGCCTTCTGTAAATCATACTTACCACAGAACTTCATAAAATGCGGCCCTACAGATGGATTACGAGGCTTTTGCACAGCTTCTGCAATTGTTTGATCTAACACATCTTTAATATGCGCAGGCTGTGCGTTCAAATCAATGATAGCACGATTGCGCTCATAATCATCACGCACCAAGTGTTCGACTCCCTCGTGATCGGTCCAACGCTGCAACATGAGATTGTTCCACATGAAGCCTTTATTATTGCGGTCTGCAAAGGCTTCCAGTAAGCCTACTTTGTTTTTGGAACCCTTGGTGCGAACACCAGGAAATGCTGAGAAGATGTTATCGCTTGTATCACCACGCATACACTTTTCAAACAGCAACCATTCTGGATCAGGCGCAGGCCTTACTTCTTTGGTTTTCTTATCCTTGATCGGTTTGCCGCGATCATCAAAGTAGCCTTCATGTGTGGTCAGTGTGCCGCTGATGCCATTGAACAATTGAACGTTTGACGCAATCAGTTGTTCAAAGTCAGTGTCGCTCGAAACGATCGTATGGCGATCTCCGGGATGCAATTGAATCCATCGTGCAATAAAATCATCTGCTTCGGTCACAGCATTTTTAAGTACAGTTACATTAGTCTTAGTACTAACGTACTCATAAAACTTATCAAAGCTTTCCCAGAACAGCTTTTCTTCTTCTGCTTCTTTGACAGTATGCTTTGCTCGGCCCTCGGCACGATTTGCCTTGTATGGCAGATACGCATCCTTACGCCAGGAACGGCCCTCAAATGCGAATACCACATGCTTGTTGTCCCGAGCTCTCCATTGCTTGAGCACAGATGCAAGAATAATGTGATAGCTCATGGCCACACGTTCTTCAGGATTGTCGGACCGAACTACATGGCGAGCACGGAAGAATAAATTGGCAGCGTCGACTATTAAATAACTCATGTTTGTATTGTAGCAGATGCTACCCTATATGTCAAGACTGATTACGAGTTTTTGTGTTGGTTTCCATTCGTCCAGCATCAGCAATGAAATCACCTGCTGCCTGACCATCCATACTTACATTGCGGCACATGTCCGTGAACCACTGATCCACAATGTCTTCTGGAGTATGGCCCATATATCCATTTTGTTGTAAGAACATTACAAATGCAGGATTCCATTCTAGTTCAAAATAACCTTGCTTCGGATTGCTTGGGTCAACATGAGCCGCAATGACGTTGACCCACGGCTCGGGATTATTCTTCATCGACTTGGCAGTTGGCTTGGGCTTGAATAGATTTTTGATATAGTTTAGCATAGTAATAGTTATGTATCAGTTATAAGTTAGTTTGCTCTAAGGTCAAGGAAGTCTCCCCATTCGGTATCCTTGCCACCCTCTACTGCGAAAGAATAATAATTGTCGCGCTGTCTGTAATCGATTTCTCTTAATCCTGCATTCTCTACGTTTAATATAAATTCTGCTTTGTATTTTTTTCGCATCATTGCAATTTTTCCTGTACTAAATGCAATGGGCCTAAAATCACTAGTAGCCAAGATATATTGAAAAAGCAATAACATATTAGGATGCTGTGGCCGCATGTCATCAAATACAATAATGCCGTCATTGTTTAGTTTCTGCGTAGAAATGAGGTTAAACATTGTCTTGTTAACTTGGTAGTTTCCAGCCGAAAGATCAAAATGAACTAAATCAAATTTAGTATCTTGAACTTCTTCTATACTTTCAAACATTGTCATTGAAGGCCTTGGTATTTTATAATGAGTTGCCAAGCCAGACCAATAATTTTCAAATTCTAACGGAGTCGAAGGAGGCAGATAATAATTTCCTACTCTTTTAAACAGTGCATTCTCCTTCCATGGTGGAACATTGTCTGTATGCCAGGTATTAAGATGATAATCATTTAAATAACGGGATGACAGTGCAATTTCACCGTTGACTACTTCCGCAAGCTCTTTGGTGTATAAGCAATTGTCTACTAGAGTCCAGTCAAATGATTCGGGGCAATTGTTAATTCTACCCAGTTCTTCAACTACAAACGGAAGAATGCCAAAATAGCTACCAAGATCCAATATATGTTTTGGTTTTTTGACATGTGCAAGTAAAGTAAACAGAACTGCATCAGGCCAATGAAAGTTCAACATTACGTCAGGTGCATACAATGTATACCAATCAAATGTTTTAAAACCATCTCTTACATACTCTTCAGTTAAGCGAGGTATTACAAGTGTTGGCGCAATATTGCTATCATTATTCATTGAATAAGTTGTCTTCGCGGCTCTTAATTTCAATCAAAACATTATCTCGCCATTCATTTGATTCTCTGTACCAATTGGCTCGTTCATCACTTGTTCTGAAACAAGCAACGCAAAAGTCCTCGTCAACTTGGCAAACTCCTTGGCATGGGTTTGTTGAGTTAGCATGCTCCATGCTATTAACCTTGTCTGTCATTATAATCTTCCTCATGTTCATATCTAGTTGGCTTTGGTCGAAAAAGAGCTGCAAGCTTCTTCCCCCATGATGGTGTTCCTTCAACCGGTTTGCTTTTAAACAGGCTAGCCGGTTGATATCCATCTAGCCGTAATGTTTGCACCCTATAGTCAGTCCCGCATACTTTACAATCTTGTGTTAATAGTAAAGTAGAAAATGAATTGCTTGCATTGCAAAGATGCGACCATGTATCTGGCATAATACTATATATCTATTAAATTGTGGTTGAAATATTCTTAGTACGAAACTCTTCTACATCTTTGATTGCAGACTGCAGGGTCTCTGCATAGTTAAGCGCCTGTTGCCTTGACATATGAATAGAAGCCTGATATTCAATATAGCCTTTGGTAAGCAGTGTCCAGATGATTTGAAAGCGGTTCAGTTCCCACCACTTAGACTTTTGTGTGGTGTAGGTTATGACTACAATGCCACTGTCGTCAGCCTCAATATCAACAGTATGCGAGCACTCGTCGCTGCCACACTCACATGTAACCTTGTACATCTTGCTGTCACCCCAATCTTTGTAGAGCATGATGCCTTCTGCTGGTTGTTGTGCTTTCATTGGATTTCCTCCGGTGTACACTGTTCCGTACATTATTCTTTACCCCATTTAATATTTGCCCAAAGTCTATCATACAGGTAGTACGATGTCATCCAAACACAATTTATAATAATAGTAGGAACAAGGGCCTGCGTTAGACTTTGTCCTGTTATCAACAACATCACATAGGTTGAGCATATAACCCAAATCCTATAGATGATAGTTTTAACTAAGGTCCTTGTCCTAGTTTCCATTACTTGCCCCAACCGTTTGACCAAATGTCAACGTGCAGCCTTGGACTATAACGATAACCCCTTGCAAGTGCTTCGTCTGCAATGTGTCGTGTATTTGAAAAGTATGCTTTGTCTGTGCCGCCTACGGGCATCACATAAACTTGGCCGCCAAATCCTGCCGCTCGATATTCGCTTACTGCTTTATCTACTTCTTTAAAGTCCATGATGTTATCAATTACAAATTTTAAATAAGTGTAACCAAGTGTTTGATATTCAACAACTACATCAGGCTTAATAGCATCTGACCACTTTTCGCCTGAGGAACTTAACTTGGGGCTTACACTAAATGTAAGATAGTCACGGTCCCTACCAAAACGTGTCCACTCTTCAAAAAGATATGTATGGAAGTCGTCGTGCAATGTCTGGGTGCCATTTGTTTCAAATGTTAAGTTTGTTAAGTCTGCCATACGCGGATTGCTCAACAGTGCAGGATAAAGTTGTTGCCAACCCAGTAATGGCTCACCACCTGTGATGACAAGATGTACATCGTTACCATTGTCCTGTACCCATTTATGATTGGGAGTAAGATCTAGCATGGCATCAATGCTTTGCTCTACACTGTAGTTAGGGCTCAGGTGCTTAAATGCAGGATGCCAACTGGCGTAACTGTCACAACCGGTATTGGCCAGTGGCAAGTCATTAAAAGTTGGATACAGGTGTACCACTTTACCAATGTCATCTGGCTCTGTGGTCTTTTCACCTGCTGGTAGGCCAAAGCCTGCACACTTAAAGTTACAACCAAATGTTCTAAAGAACACACTAGGTACGCCAACAAAGCGACCTTCGCCTTGTGCGCTATAAAATACTTCGCTTACTTTAAATTCATTCATATATATTTGACCATTTCTTTAGTTTCTCAACCTTGGCTAACTTTGCAGCCTCGAGACCTTCACTTGTTACAATACCTTTTAATTGTAACAGATCTACCATGGCAAGTAAATCACCAATTTCACCTTCTAAGTGCTGTGCATTAGTTAGGGGCTTGCCAGGCTTGATGTTATCCAAACCAAAGCGATTACACTTGCTAACTGCCTGCACTACTTCTGCACATTCCTCACTGAGAATGTTCATAATTTCATATAACTTACTATCCATTTTTAAAATCCATGTGTGGTGCAATATCATTGTCAAAAAGTTGAGCCATCTGATTCCAGAGTGTCCGAGCCTCATCATCAGTTATGCCGGCCTCAAATATCCCGCCATGAGGTTCAGACCCTCCTTTGCGAAGTCCGTAATCATGTCTAAATGTATAGCACATGCTGGTGATAATCTGTAATCTATTTTTCATGGTCTTGGAAAGTCTAGTTGGAACACATGGGCCTTAGTGCCCTTTAATGCTAATAACATCTGTTCTTGCTGTGCATCTTCAAGTTTAACATAATAGCCCGGGAAGATAGCCGCCCCAGGTACAGAAGGAATATGTCCTGTCATCATGCCAGTTGAACTGAGGCTGGCTATAATCCAAACACACAGGGCTTCTGGTGGGTCAACTGGCTTCATTATACCTCCAATACCAAATTAGGATTCCAGCCTGTATCTTCACTGTAACCATCGCCTTCGTAACCACGTGGATTACATACAACTCTAGTCTCACCAATCATATAATCAAACGGATGATGGGTGTGACCATGTGTCCACAATTTAATTTGCGGATGGTCCATGATGAACTCACTCAACTCACTGTGATAACCACCGTTCATCAAGTATTGATCTTTGTACATACCATGAGCACTTTGGAAGCTGGGCGTATGATGCCCAACTACAACAAACTTACGATCATGCTGTTCTGCCAGCACACTTCTAAAGTACTGCAATGTACGGGCATGACGATCTACAACATCTCTAGCACTCATTGGCGCATAGTTACGCTTATCGTTTTTAATGATGCGGAAGTCGTTCATCATGCCTTCAATGGCATGCATGGTCATTGGGTCGCCCTTGTTCATATCAGTCCACAGGGTGGCACCAACGAATGTCACATCGTCAATTACCTTGATATCACGTTCTAAGAAGTAAATGTTAGGGTACTTGGCACATTCGGTCCGCAAGTAATCGAGTCCAGCATAAAACTTACCGTTGTAGAATTCGTGATTGCCAGCAATATAAACCACATGCGGGAAACTAAAAGAACAACGCTTTAAAAAGTCACGAAATCTCTGTGCTGCCTGCTGGCGTCGACCAAGGCCAGTGCCACTGGCAATTGCCGCTTGATCAGCAGTACTGTTTGGCTCGGGATGATCGTGCAGATCCTGCGCAATCATAATGTCACCAGACAAAATGAGCACGTCACACTTGTCATCGTTTGTGATATTGATATCACTGAACTCTAAGTGCAAATCACTAACCAGTTTGATCTTCATCGCCGCCTTCTAATTTCGCTAAGGAGTTAAGTCCATTTACAGGGATACCATCTTCATCAACAATTGCAAAGCCGTCAAATACGAACCCGGCGCCCTTGCAAAAGTCTTCAAATGCTTGTAGTACATCGTCTAGTGTTCCATGATTGTGTTCTAACAATAGACTACGCATACCATCATTATAACATATAATCCAATCGGGGTCAAGTGAATCAAACCCCTTTTTTGAATTATTTCGCATTGTATCAATTGCCTTTTGCCAAGCATTATTTTTCATTGGACCTTAAAGTATCGTTGATTGTAGTAATGGCGTTGATTAAGTCAACATTTATTCCAGACTTAACTAGGGCCGCTTCAAATGTTCTAACATCTTTTGGAAAGCATTTGCCACCAAACCCAGGTTGACCATCAAAGCCTGGCACGGTCCAATGACTGGTTCCGAGGCGCCCTTCGTGTTCTAGCAGTTGTTGGACAACATTGTAA